AAGAAGGTTCACCAATTAGTGGCGCGGAAAATTCCGAAGAAGGCGAAGAAACGCCTCCAAACGTATAAATAGATATAATAAAATAATTAAAGGAGACTAATTATGTCATCAAGAGAAATGCGTAGACTTATTGAGTCAATGGAAGCGGCTCAAGTCACAACAGAACGTGAACAAAGACGTTACGAAGGTGATCCAAATGGTTACCTGAAATCTTTTATCGAAATGTATGACGGCGAAGATCCAATGGACAATGGCGTAACAACAGATGAATTAATTCGTAAAGCAGTTAAAATGGGCGGTGGTGATCCGGCGAAATCTGGATGGGCATTATATGACCTAACATCAGAAGAAGGCACTGGTAGCGGTACAAAATATGGTGATTCAGACCTTTCTGATATGCTAAAATCATCCATGATTATGGATAAACTAACTGCGGCATTCCCTGATAAAGCAGACGAACTATATAAGGCTTGGAGAGACTCAAACGGATCTTTGCAGGCAGTAGAAGATGCAATGCCAGAAATGGAACCTCATATTGAAAAAATGTCGTAATCGAAATGAAATATTCAGAAATTAAGGAAAACTATTCTCCTGAAAGGGACGAACATAACAGCATAGAATTAGACGATACAAGAAAAAATCGTCTAACACTTACGCACCTTAATGACTTACGTAAGATGAGAGAGTATAGAAAAGTACAGAATAGTGAAGAAAAAGCAAGACTAAAGCAACAATATGGCGGTAGTTCTGAACAATCTTCTGAACCTGAACTATAATACTTAATTGTCAAATAATTGCTTAAAAAAGCAGTTATATATGTATATAAGTTAGATATGACCTTTGTTAAATAACTTATATCTGAAAAACGGCGTAAAAAATAGCCGTTTTTTACTATTTCCGTAATAAACCCCAAAAACCTCTATAAATACATGTGAAACAAATAGAAGTGTTTCTACAACCTTGCCACATCAAACGACTTTAGTTATTTGTGGTGATTATAGAAGATAAGGAGACAAATATTATGTCAGACAGAAGTACATTAGAACAAGTACTAGAACTTCTAATCAATGAGGAAAAAGACGCCGCGGAAAATATGCTACATGATTTCATCGTAGCAGAGGCTCGTAGGATCCATGAAGAACTTCTTAACGATAGTGATGAAGTTGTAGAAGAAGACCTTGAGGATATTGACGAATCTGAGGCCGAAACTGACCAAGTTGAGGAAAAGGAAGAAGTACAAGAAGTAGCATCGGAAGAAGATACAAAAGCTATCGAAGACGATACTGCTGAAATCGAAAACGAAGAATTCTATGATGCAGACGAAAAATCAGAAGACGAAGCTGTTGCAGACCTAGAAATGGGTGATGCAGAAGAAGAGGCTCCGGCTGATGATATGGAAGCACGTGTAGACGACCTAGAGTCAAATCTAGCGGATCTTGAAGCGGAATTCGAAAAAATTATGTCAGGTGAAGGCGATGACATGGAAGACGAAGCTGATGAAGAAGAAAAAGCTGAGGACGACATGGAAGAAGCAACTGAAATCGAAGCTGTTGAAGAAGAATCAGCAGACGGTTCAGATGAACTAGAACTTGACTTAGAAGAATCAGAAGACGAAGCAGAAGCAGTAGAAGAAAAATCTACAGAAGAAGCAGATGAGAAGTTAGAAGAATATGTAACTCCAGCAACTGCTAAAGCAGGCGATGACGGCGATAAAGCGGCATCACCAGTTAATGCTAATGCAAAGCGTCCTGGTGACGATTCAAATGCAAAACCAGTAGGCCAAAACGATGGTAACACAGCGGGCGGCAAAGGTGATGCACCAAAAGATATGTCAACAGGTAACGTAAACGTTTCTGGAAACAGTAAAGCACCTGCTATGAAGGCTGAAAAGGCTTCTGAAGGTGATGGCGGCGCTAACACAAAGTCAGTTAGTAGCTAATAAAAACTTTGGAGAAAACCAATGACCGTTCTTATTGAAAGATTATCTCACAAACAAGCGAATGTGAAGTCACGTATCGTTGAAGGTGATGACGGTGGAAAAAACATGTTCATGGAAGGCATTTTCGTTCAAGGTAACGTAAAAAATGCTAACCAAAGGGTATATCCAGTTTCTGAGATTGCTAAGGCTGTTGAATCAGTTCAAAAGAAAATCGAAGAAGGGTTCCCTGTATTAGGTGAATGTGACCATCCGCCGGAGTTAACAGTTAACGTTGACCGTGTTTCGCATATTATTGAAAGTATGTGGATGGATGGACCGAACGGATATGGTAAACTTAAAATTGTTCCTACACCCATGGGTAACATTATCAGAACACTAATCGAATCAGGTGCCACGCTAGGTGTCTCATCTCGTGGTTCTGGTGAAGTTGGTCACAATGGGAATGTTAGCAATTTTGAGATTGTCACAGTGGACATCGTTGCACAACCAAGTGCTCCGGATGCCTATCCGAAGGCAATCTACGAAGGTTTAATGAACATGCGTGGTGGTTACCAAACTTGGCAACTAGCACAGAATGTACAAACAGACAAGGTCGCTCAAAAATACTTGTCAGAACAAATCGTTAAGTTCATTAATGAACTTAAACTATAACAGGAGAAGCAACAATGGCAAACGAAATCCTTGCTAATCTTTTAGAGTCAGGTGCACTTTCCGAAGAGGCAGGCGCACAGATTAAAGAGGCTTTAGAAGCAAAATTGAATGAAGCAAGAGAGGAGATTACAGCCGAGTTGCGTGAGGAGTTCGCACAGAAGTTTGAACACGACAAATCAGTAATTGTTGAAGCTATGGACAACATGCTAAACACAACAATTAAAGCTGAAATGGAAGAGTTTAAAACAGACCGTGAGGCTCTTATCGCAGAACGAGTTGCATATAAGAAAGCAATTTCTGAACATGCAAAACTCCTTGAAAAATTCATTACTTCTCGTTTGGCGACCGAAGTTAAAGAACTCAGAGCAGACAGGGCAAAAGTTAACGAAAATCTACAGGAAACTAAGAAATTCGTTGTTAAACAACTTAGCCGTGAACTAGCTGAGTTCCACAACGATAAACGTGAATTAGTTAACACTAAAGTACGTTTAGTAGCAGAAGGTAAAACTATTCTTAACAAGACCAAAGATTCGTTTATTAAACGTTCAGCGGAACTTGTTGAAAATACAATCAAGAATTCTTTACGTTCAGAAATGAAAGCGTTAAAAGAAGATATCGTACAAGCTAAAGAAAATGAGTTTGGACGTAAGGTCTTTGAAGCATTTTCAGGTGAATTCATGGCTTCACAATTAAATGAAGGCACAGAAGTAGCTAAAATGAACAAGAAACTTGACGAATCTGCTAATAAGGTTGCAGAACTTGAAAAAGTGATAGCTGATAAAGATGCAGACATTGAAGGCGCTAAGAAGGCTCAACGTATACTAGAAGACAAGATGAACAGAAAAGAAGTTCTATCAGGTCTACTAGCACCGTTAGGCAAAGAAAAAGCAACAGTAATGTCTGATTTATTGGAATCAGTAAAAACTTCAAATCTACAAACAGCATTCAAGAAATATCTACCGGCTGTTTTAGATGAAAAGAACGTTTCAACGAAAGAAGAAACACAAACATTAACAGAAGGCAAAGTGACTGAAATTACTGGTGACCGTGAGGTAGCAACTCAGGAAGAATCACAGTCGTCAGGAAGCGATGCCGAAATTATTCAGCTTAAGAAATTAGCTGGATTAAATTAACCAGGATAATATCAGGAGAATAAAAGATGGAAAATCTTTTTGAAGGAAATAACTGGGACGGAACACGTGATGCTCTACTAGAAGGTCTAGAAGGCACAAAGCGTGACACAATGTCCGCAGTTTTAGAAAACACTAAAGTAGCACTTAACGAAAGTGCAACTGCTGGTGCAACACAGGCTGGTAACATCGCAACACTTAACAAAGTGATCCTACCAGTTATCCGTCGTGTAATGCCAACAGTTATCGCAAACGAAATCATCGGCGTTCAGCCAATGACTGGACCAGTTGGTCAAATTCACACATTACGTGTACGTTACGCAGAAGCAAAAGCTGGCGTGGCGGCAGGTGATGAGGCATTAAGCCCATTTGAAATTGCTAACGCATATTCAGGTGACGCGGCAGGGGCTCCGGCTTCTACAGCATCACTAGAAGGTGAACCAGGTTCAAAAATGTCAATTCAAGTCCTAAAACAGACTGTAGAAGCTAAAACAAGAAAGCTATCTGCACGTTGGACTTTTGAAG